GTTCCGGCGAGATGCCTATGGGCGTGTACTTCATTCCTTCTTCGAGAACGGCAATCTTATTGCTGTTGCCACTGCCGCCGAATTGCGACTGCCATGCTTCACGCACGCGCTGCGGGTCTTTGATGGTGCCGGGATGTTCCAGCACGCCGCCCGGAGCAGCGCCATTTGCAAAGAACTTAGCGCCGTATTCCTCACAGGCAATTGCCATTCCGATAGCATTTTTTGCCATTGCAATGGGACTGTAGCCGACAAGCCCGTCAAACCCAAGACCGGGAATGTGCAGCACGTCGGACGGTTTGAGGATAACAGTGGAGCCATTCATCGTAGGCGCTTCGTCGGAGGAACGGTTGTAGCTGTAATAAAGCTGTCCGTTTTCTTCCCGGTCGACCGTCATTCTATTCGGCATCAGAGGATACAGCGCCACGACCTCACCCTTGCCGTTGCGGATGATCTGCGCATAAGCATTACCCCACAGCAATAGGTGTGTCATGAGTGTTTCCCTGAAAACAAAGGAACTCATCTCCGGGTTTGGCTCGTCGTGGAGCAACCGATACAGCGGATGGTCGTAGGATTTTTCCTTGCCGCCATCCGGCAGATAATGATATAGGTTCAGCGGAAGTCCGGCCACAGCCTCCGCAAGTATACGAACACAGGAATAGACCGCCGTCATCTGCATGGCCGTACGTTCTGTCACAGCCTTGCCGGAGGTCGAGCCTCCGAACAGAAAATTATACGAACTGCCCACCGTGCGGTTCTGGGGCTTGTCACGGGAACGAAATAGCCCGGTGAAGATTCCCATATTTAATCACTCCCTTTAAATAAATAAAATGCCCCGGCTATCATAGACCGAAGCGCCGTTTTCCGTTCCACCGCGAATCGCACGGTCGAGCGCCATAATCGTGGCGACCGCTCCGTCAATCTTCTCGGTGGATTTTTCCTTATCCGGCTTGATGTTTCCCGCCGGGTCTGTGCGTATGAAGATGTTATCCATCATCCATCGAAGCACAGGCTGTCCGCCGTGGGCAAGGTTCTGCTCCAGTGTCAGCTTCATCAGTTCCTTTGTTGGAGGGGACATATCTTTGAAGCCTTGTCCGAAAGGAACGACCGTGAAGCCCATGCCCTCAAGGTTCTGGACCATCTGTACGGCTCCCCAGCGGTCAAAGGCAATATCCCGGATGTTGTATTTCTCACCGAGCCTTTCAATGAACTGCTCGATGAAACCGTAATGCACGACATTACCTTCCGTGGTTTGCAGAAAGCCCTGTCTTTGCCAGAGGTCATACGGTACATGATCGCGCTTGACGCGCAAATCGATGTTGTCTTCTGGTATCCAGAAGTACGGAAGAATGCTGTATTTGTCGTCCTCATCTGTAGGCGGAAATACAAGCACGAACGCCGTGATATCCGTTGTAGACGAAAGGTCGAGTCCACCATAGCAGACGCGCCCTTCGAGGTTTTCCGGGTCGACCGGGAAAGAGCAGGCGTCCCACTTATCCATAGGCATCCATCGCACAGCCTGTTTGACCCACTGATTCAAACGGAGCTGTCGGAACGAGTTCTCTTCGCCCGGGTTTTGTTTTGCACTGTCACAGGCGGCCTTGACCTTATCTATTCCGACGGTAATGCCAAGAGAGGGATTCGCCTTTTTCCATACCTTTGGGTCAGTCCAGTCTTCGGATTCGTCAGCACCGTAGATGACGGGATAGAAGGTAGGGTCGTTTTTTCTGCCGTCGATGATGTCCTTTGCCTTCTGATGGGTTTCATAGCAGATGGACTGCGTATCGTTGCCTGCTGTGGTGATAAGAAAATACAACGGCTGCATTCTCGCGTCACCGCTGCCTTTAGTCATAACATCAAACAGTTTCCTGTTCGGCTGGGTATGAAGTTCGTCGAAGATAACTCCGTGAGTGTTGAAGCCGTGCTTGTTCGCCACATCGGCGGACAGGACTTGGTAGATGCTGTTTGTTGGCAGATACTTGAGCGTTTTCTGGCTTTCCAATATCTTCACCCGCTTGGCAAGTGCCGGACAAAACCGCACCATATCCACTGCTACATCAAATACGATCTTAGCCTGGTTGCGGTCGGCGGCACAGCCGTATACCTCGGCTCGTTCCTCTCCGTCTCCGCAGAGAAGAAGGAGCGCCACAGCAGCGGCAAGTTCACTCTTGCCTTGCTTTTTAGGTATCTCGATATACGCCGTATTGAACTGTCGGTAGCCATTGGGCTTCAGAATACCGAACAGGTCGCGGATGATCTGTTCCTGCCAGTCGATAAGTTCAAAAGGCTTACCCGCCCATGTACCTTTGGTGTGACAGAGGCTTTCGATAAAGGAAACGGCATAATCGGCGGCATCCTTATCGTACCGGCAATCCTTCAGCATGAATGCGGTAGGTTTGTATTTTTTCAGTTTTCGCAAGTCGCCGCCTCCTTTCGGACATAAAAATAGACACCCATCGGTGTCTTCAAAATCTATCTGTACGAGATACAGCCCCGCTGGGGGCTGCTCCCGGCTTTTACGCTGGGCTCAGTAGTTTTCGCCGTGCAGGAGAATCTCGACCGCAAGCTGCGTGTCCAGGTCGGCGGGCTTCACATCCCAGCCTCTGTCATAGTTGGCAACTATCGCACCATCGCGCTTGAGCATCAGCTTGCTGACGCGACCGCCGTCTATGCCGAACTGCGAGCCCTCGTCGTACTGCTTCATCCAGTAGTGAAAAACGCTGTCGTGAACTTTAAGGCTTCCTACTTTCCACATAACCATTTCCTCCGTTCCTTTTGTTGTACACATAATACCTCTGAACGCACAGTATATCCAGCCATTCAGGGTTAATATAGTACACAATCTTTCGGGCAAAAGCTGTGTTTATTACAGCGGCTTATTCATCTCCTGTAAGGATAAAGCGGACATACGCGATTCTGTTTTCCTCAATGAAATTCACCAGTTCGTAGAACTCCATATCGTAGGCGATTTTCTGAACCGCATGGATGTCGAACATATTCGTAAGACCCGTGTCCCGGATGGCGAGGATCTGTTCCTTGACTTTATCTGTCATCATCGCACCTCCGGCATGAGTCCTCGCCGTAAGCCACGGACAGGCCGCAGCCGTTGTCCCACGAAACCATTATCGAGCCGATATCGTCGACGCCTCGCACGGTGCCTTTCGTGCCGACAGGCGGCGCATGCGGGTCATCCATGCTGACAAGTTCCCCACGGCAGCCTATAGGATACTGCTTGCGGATACTCTCGACCAGTTCTTTACTCGGAAATCTCATCACTCTCCACCTCCTTGTCCTGCAAGCTCATGACATCATCATAAAGGTCTGCGTTGATGCGCTTGGCTATTTCCTGCACCTTTGGGTTGCCGCTTTTGAACGCGCCGCTGCCGGAGAGGTTTCGGAGCAGGATTTTCCGCGTCGCCTTGTACTCGTCACCGATGAAACCCAGCCTGAGCAAGAAACAGCGGAATGCATACTTCTCATTTTCAACGTCTTTTTCCTTAGAGGTAATGTGCTTCTGGTTCTTCGTCATGGCGCACAGCTTACCGATGAATCGACTGTAGGCGTTGATTTCATCGGCAGCGGGTATCGTTTCAAACCAGGGGAAGGATACGCAGTCGTCGTGCATTTCGATGGGCGTTGAGGGAATACCCAACGCTTTCTGAATGAGAGAGCCTTTGGCGTCCAGAAGTGCGGTAAGGTTTCCAACGCTTACTTTGTCAAGCGGGATGCTGACCGTGAATCCTGTTTGCTCTGGCACACCGTATGCGGGCGGAGTGTACCCAACAGGTTCCGGCTCGAAGCCCTTTTCGAGCAGTGCCTCGACCAACATTTCAATCTCGTCGCTGTTGGCACGGTCATCGAAACTCACGATGCCGTGCTTATCGATGGTGATGTAATCAACCTCATAAGCGAAGGTCGGCGCTCCGAGGTATTTCGGTGGGACTTCCAGAATCTCGCCGATAGCCGAAACCAGCCGTTTGCGGTCATTGCCTGTTACTTTGTAATTGAATTCGAATGCTGTCATTTTGCAGTCCTCCTTTGTTTTTGGTAGTGTGATATTACCGTCAGTGTGCGAAAATAGCCAGTCATTCAGGCAATATATATCACACGATCCTTCAAAGGATTACTTGTCCTCGTTGTGCGCATACCACACAATTCCACAAAGAATGAAATACACGCACGGAAGAGCGATACCGTTGCCCCACATCTTATATTCGGCAGCGTCGGAGTACGGGTCTTTCAGCCATTTGAGAATCTGCTTTTGTGTCTTCGGCTTGCTGCTTGTACCCATGATTTTTCGGTGCGTTTCAAAAACATCCGTCCAGAAATCGACCTCTCCGTATGATGGGTTCTCCGTGCCGAGATTTCCGCACCACCAGTCCGGGAAACCTTGCAGTCTTGCACATTCGGTGGGGGTTAGGCGACGTACGGTGTATTCGGCATCAGACCGAATGACCGCGCCGGGACCTTTCGCTACAAGCGTAGGCTGTATCTCCTCCGCTACGGATGGAGCAAACCTTGCGTTTTTGCCCTGGTTCATGGCATCTCTGCCGACTCCGTATGAAGTCGGTTCGTTTATGACATTGGGGTCTTTATAGTCCCGAGCCATCAGCGTCGGAGATTTTTCCTCGCACACCTGCGTGTATTCACCGGTCGTCATGGCATAAACGGCGTGACGGTCGGTCGCGTCAAGAGTAAAACAGACATCTTCGTTGATGCCGTCGCCCTGCGGACCGTTCTCATCTTTTCGACCGATCATAGAACCTTGCAGAATGTATGTCTGCTGCTTGGTGGCAGCTTTACAAAGCGCACCGCTCTTGTTTCCGAGCGTCCGAACCTCGTCACGCTGATTTTGCGTGAACGGAATGCCCTCGACCACGGCAATGCCGCCTTGATTACAAGAGGGATTGCCGCCGTTGCCGTCAAAGACCAATTCCGCCGAAACGCCGGCCGCAACC